AAGGAGGCCAAGTACAAGGTCTGGCTGGATGCCAAGTTTAAGAAGGAGGTGGTTGGCCCAGATACCGATTCTAAGGGGCACCAAGCGGCCAAGCTGTTCAACAGCCTCACGGCGAACCCGGAGTCATCACCAGCGCTAATTGGCAAGGATGACGAATGGCTAAAAGGCGTGATCATCCTTCACCTGGCGGTCAATACCGGAGCGGCATGGAAGTATGACAACTTCACGTTTGTTACACCTTCGGCGGAATTCAATATGACCAACATGGATGTGCCACCCACATCTACCGACGACCTTCCATTCTAATCCTTAACCACTAAGCGCTTCACCCCTTCATATGAGAGCATTATTGTTAATTCTTGGAATTATTTTGATTGTTGTCGCAATAAGCATGTTCAATCATGCGTTATTATCAAACAATTGCGGGGAGATGGCACTTTCAGCAATAGCCTTTTACTTAGGACTACTGTCGATAGGCACCTCCGCTAAAAAGAAGTGACAGTCTTTCCCAGACGATGACTGTGCATTAGCTCAGATGGCTAGAGCGACTGCCTTGCACGCAGTAGGTCAACGGTTCGACTCCGTTATTCTCCACTATGATAAATATAATTTTAACATCGTTATTCATTAGCTTCTTACTAAGGGATGATTTAAATATAGGCTACTACTTAAGAAAGTGGCTAGGCATTCGTATTTCAAAATCAATAAAAATACTTGATTGTTTTCCTTGTTTTTCTTTTTGGATTAGTATTTTAGTAAGTATTTGTTTTTTACAAATATCTTTTGCACCTTTGTTTGTATTTGTATTTGGTAAAATTTATGAAACTATCGAAAAACGCTAAAGAGAGCTGGCAAGCTATTAAAGTAAAAGTGCTTAAAGGTGATCTTGATTATACAAGGCATGAAAAATTACAGATACAAGAAGTGTATGCAGAACTAACGGGCTATGTGGCTCAAGTGGATGGCTGCCAAGGATGCTTAAGAGATGTGATACAATGTTTAATTAATAACTACAATGCCAAAACATAAATATATAGAAACACCTGAAAAACTTTGGGATTTATTTGAACAGTATGTTATTCATGAGAAAGATAATCCAATGTTTAAAGTTGAATATGTTGGTAAAGATGGTAGGATAGAAAAAACGCCATTAGAAACACCAATAACTTTTGAAGGCTTTGAATGTTACTTAGAGGATAGAGGTATTATTTCTCATCTATCTAATTATTCTGCAAACAAAGACGATAAGTATATTGAATATTTGACTATCATTACACGTATAAAGAGAAATTGCTTTGTTCATAACTTTAGAGGGGCTTCAGTTGGATTGTTCAATGCTAACTTAATAGCTAAGAAACTAGGGTTAATTGACAAGCAACAGCATGAAATAAAATACGAACAACCATTGTTCCCAGATGTTCAAGAGAACGACCGCGATCAATAAAATACTTACTTTAAAAAAGTTTGGAATGTCATGTTATTACACTCATTCATATATAGAATATCACGCCTTGCACCTCTTAATTTAGCATCATTATCAGCTGGCAAAACATTTGGTATATTACCTATTCTTATTAATAAATGTACACAACAAGCTTTATTAGAAGTTAGTGTTGTTGCTGAATCTATTCCTCATCTTAAGAGGGGAGCTATGAAAGACTTTAAAAAAATCATGACATTAACAAATAGATGGTTTGATGAAAGATGGAACGCTTCCGATTACAAATATACTTTTGGGAATGGCTCACAAATAGAATTTTTTTCAGCTGATAATGATGCTAAATTAAGAGGTGCAAGGCGTGATATTCTATATATGAATGAGTGTAATAACATGACATTCCACTCATACACTGAATTGGCTTCACGAACTAAGCAATGTATTTATTTGGATTGGAATCCAACCAATGCGTTTTGGTTTCACACCGATTTAAAAGATGATAGTGACGTTGATTTTTTAACGATAAATTATTTAGATAATGAATCATGTCCTGAAAGTGCCAAGAGTTTTATTGAGAAAGCTAAAATAAAATCGTTAACTTCAGAGTATTGGCGCAATTGGTATAATGTTTATGGGCTTGGTGAAATAGGGTCATTGCAAGGTGTTGTGTTTAATGATTGGCAACAAGTAGACATGATACCTATTGAATCAAAGTTAGTGGCTTATGGTTGTGATTTTGGTTATTCAAACGATCCAACGACAATCACTGCTATTTATCAATATAATAATTTATATTATTATGATGAATTGATTTATCAAACAGGATTAACCAATAACGAAATAGCAAAATTGTTTAGAGCAAAAGGGGGCTTAAATGATGTCTATATCTATGCTGATAGTGCCGAACCAAAAAGCATTCAAGAGTTAAAAAACTTTGGTTTAAATATTCGACCTGCTGAAAAAGGAAGGGATAGTATAATGTTTGGAATTCAAAGAATGCAAGAAAACAAATTTTTTGTAACTTCGCAAAGTATTAATTTAATAAAAGAACTTAGAATGTACACTTGGGATACTGATAGGTCAGGGGCAAAACTAAACAAGCCTATTGATGCCTATAACCATTGCATTGACGGGATCAGATATTACTTTACAAGCAAGGATAAATATAGTGGTAAATATTACATAGACAAAATATGAAAATAAAAGTACCTAAAACCATCAATGATTTAAGGATTAAACACATTGATATTTTGAATGATGAGAAGTATAGAGGTGAAGATATTGACTTAGATACTATCGTGAATTTTGTTGCTGGCATAACAGGTGAACGTTTAGATAAAATTAAGCAAGTAGACAAAGATGACCTTTACAAAGTTTTTTATTATTGCATTGATTTATTTGATGGCTTTAAAATAACAGACCCAAAGAAAATAATAACAATAGATGGTTTGGATTATAAGCTAGTTGATCCAATGAAAGTTGGTATAGGTTGGCACATTGATATTTCTAAAAGTGACTTTGAAAAGAATCCTGCACTACTAGCCGCTTCATGTTATTTGCCAGTGCAATGTAAACACTATGGAGAAACAGATGAGTATTCAAATATTAAATATCCAAGGTTTGAACGTGCTGAGATATTCAATAATCACATGGACTTACCAACGTACTTAAATGTACTTACTTTTTTTTTTCTCGAATCAATGAAACAAATGAAAAGGCATACGGCATTCCAAAAGAGGGAGCTAAGGAAAATCAAAGTATTTGGCTTTGGGAGCAATTGATTGATATGATTTCAAAAGAATATAGAATGAGTTGGGATGATGTTACTAAATTAAATATATTCACATTCAATCATTACGTAAATTTTCTTAACTTTAAAGCCAAAGAACAAATACGCAATATAAAACGTGGGTAGTTTAGATTTAGATAGTTTCAGAAATGCAGATGATGTCCTTAAAAATAAGGACGGTTCAGCACTTGAATTATTGCTTAGTGACTTGGTTGATAATCTAATTATTGACATGCGAAAAGAAATGGCTAGGCTTAAAATAAATGCAAGTTACCAATTGGCTCAGTCTTTGCAAGTAAAAGAAGAACCTACAAATGTGGATGGCTTGTTAACTATTGAGACCGAAGCCAATCACTATTGGAAGTATATCAACTATGGTGTTAATGGTATATCATTAGATAGGGGAGCGCCAACTCATGGCAAAGGATTGGATACGGGTGTAAGCTTTAAACAAGCTATTGATACGTGGATCACTGAAAAGGGCGTTGAAGTTCCTGAAGAATTAGAACGTGACGATTATATATTTTTGATAATAAATAAGATAAGGCATTACGGACAAGCTCCGAGACCTTTCTATGACAATGTAGTAACGGATAAAAGAATAAAACAGATGAGTAAAGAAATAAGTTTTGTCATTGGCAAATCAATAAAAACAGCTATTAAAAAACCAAACTAAAATGGCTTTAACAATAACACAAACACCGCAGGCTTACACGCCATCCGATAATCAGGTGCTTTATGCGTGGCTTTGGAATAACATAGTAAATCAAAGTAAATTAACTTTTTTAGTTGAAATATTTGTAAACAATATAAGTATTGCTAATGTAGAAGTCTTTAACGATTTCAATGCTTCAACAAATTCTTATGGTCATATAGATGTAAGCGACTATGTAAAGTCGTATGTTAATAAAAGTAAAATTAATCAAAGTAGTTTTGTTGCATTAAGTGGGAATACTGCAAATGTTCACATAACAGTAAAAGCAAAGTATTACGTTTCAACTACATTAACATTTTCAGCAATAACAACAGGAGCTACGAAGGTAATATTCAAATCATGCTTAAGTGCGTACGATTTTAATTCCTATGATAGTGTTAAGTATTCAGCTATATCGCAAGCAAGCAAGGGGTTGTTTATGACTGATAACACTAATATAAATTTTAATGCTTCAAGTGAAGTGTATTTAAATTTTATCAATCCTTCAGGCACAACAAAGGTTATTGATGTACAGATGTTTAATTCAGCAGGTGCCTTAATAGATACAAGGTCAAGCGGATTTATTCCTATTGGTATGTTAACGATGAAAGTAAGCGCTACAAGTTTAATTGCTTTGGGCTTTTCTGCTCAAAATGTGGCGGTCAATATGCGGAGCTTAAAGGTGTACGTTCGTAATAATTCAACAGATGACATTTGTACTGAATTAAAAACTTTGACTTTGCAATTAACTGAATGCGACGAAACACAAACATCGGTTCAATGGCTTAATAGGTTTGGGGCTTATGATTGTTTTATATTCACACATAACAATATCCATTCATCAACTATTCAGGATAAAACTTTTCAGTCTTATTTAGGAGCGTGGAATGCGGATACTAATACTTATAATTATTCCACTCAAAATACGGGTGTTCAATCATATCAAAAAAATATCATTAAAAAGATACAGATAGTTAGTGGATGGCTTAAAGCCTATGAACAAAATTACTTGGTGCAAATTTATGAAAGTCCACTTGTCTACATGATGGAAGGGTTGTATATTTATAAAAACATTATAATCAACAATAGCACTTACCAACTTAAACAAGACTTGTATAACGATGAGTTGTTTAATGAAATCTTAGATGTAACTTTACCTCACCAAACTAAAAGTGTGACGCTATGAGTTCAAAGTTACTTGTAAATAATTACTTAATTGATTTGTCTAATGATGTGGCGGTTCCTATAACTTTTTCGGTTGCGGATGTTAAAAACCCCCAAAGTAGAACGAGGTCATTTAGTAAGTCAATTGACATTCCCGGTACGTCAAACAATTTAAAGTTTTTTGCTTCAGCATTTGGGCTGGCTACCGATGGAACGGGAAACGAGTTTACTATTTTCAATCCATCTTTAAAAGCACCTTTCAATTATTACAAAGATGATCTGTTAATATTCTCAGGGAAATTTGAGTTAACGAATGTTAAAAAGATTAACGGGGATTATTCATTCAGTTGCATTCTTTATTCCAATATCGTTGATTATTTTGCTGAATTAAAAAACAAGAAATTAAGCGAGTTAGGGTGGAGCGAGTATAACCATAATTTGAATGCGGAAAATATTTCTCAAAGCTGGGATAATAATATAAAGATAAATAACACTCCGGTTAAAAACTTTGTTGGAAAAGGTGGACGAAGTCCACAGGCAAAAGGATATGTTTATCCACTTATTAACTATGGCTATCCCACGCCATTAAACACAAATGTTTATAAGGTAACTGATTTAATTCCTTATGTGTATGTAAGGGAATGTTTGACAAAGATATTTAAATTTATAGGCTTAACTATTAATAATTCAAATTCAGATTTTATAAATAGTTTGGATTTTAAAAGATTAATTTATGGTTCTTCAGGTGGCGAAAAATTAAGGATTAGCGATGCTGAAAAGACGGCTAGGCGTTTGGAGTTAACAAATATTTATGAGGGTGTAAAAGTTTTGCCTGCTCAGTATTATTACTATTTATTTGTAAATTATGTTTTACAAGGTAATTTATTAAAAGGAACTTATTTACCATCAAGCAATAAAACAACTATACAAAATGGAGTAATTACTATTCCTGCAACAGGAAAATATAATTTAAATTATACAACAAAATACAAAGTAACATCTGCAACAAATTTAAATGTTAATGACTTTTCAAGTATTCTTATTTATAAAAATGGAGTTATTGTTAACACAGCACCTTTTGGAATTACAACAACAAACAACGAAATAACCATTTCATTTAATACCGATATTGATTGCTCTATTTCGGATAAAATAGAATTAAGGTTTATTTTATCATTAGAAATTACACCTGATAATTTAACTGTTTACAATTTGAATTATGATTTTTACGATGGTACTTTATTGTTTACCGCTATTGATGGAGTTATAACAGATGATTCTATTATTGAAGTGGGTACTTTGTTACCAGATATTAACTGCTCTGAATTTCTAAGCGGAATTATATCGATGTTTAATCTATACATAACAGATAGTGTAGATAACAAAGTAAGCATTTATACCATCAATGAATATTATGGTAAGGATTATAAAAACTATTTGGATTGGACTAATAAAGTTGATCATAGCAAAGAAATAATTATCAATTCAGCTTCATTGATTGAGGGTAAAAATTATCTATTTAAATGGAGTGCTGAAAAGGATTACTATAACGATTTGTATTTAAAAGCTAGTAAAAATACTTTTGGCAATTATTCCTATGAAGTAGAGGATACTTTTAAAAGTGGGGATAAAGTTTGGCAGTTACCATTTGCTCAATACGTACCGGTAAAAATGGGTGATTTAGTAATCCCGCAAATATACACTATTGACAACGGGGTGGCAAAAACTTACAAAGGCAAAGGCTTACTTACATTTTATAATGGCTTGTATGCTGGTCAAGTTGTGATTAGAAAAGATGCCTATGAAGGTGATATAATTGCAATGGGAGCTGTATTGTTAAGAACAAACACACCGCCTGCAGGAGTAAAAGGAGACCGCTATTTATTAGGTGCAAGTCCAACGGGTGTATGGAATAACAAGGCTTTTAATATTGCTGAATACAATGGATCTATTTGGGTTTTTACTGCTCCAATTTTTGGAATGATTGTAAATGTGAAAAATGAAAACAAGGTATATAGATATACTGATTCGTGGAATATTTTCACTGATATAAATACTTACATAAGCTATCCCGTTGCTCATCATTTTAACTTTGAAATGAACGATACAATTTTTACATTTCCAAGGTGGGATTTACATTTTCAAACTAGGGAAGTGAGATTTGATAAAATTGATACAATACCTTCATTAAATTTATTCAATAGATTTCACGAAAAAAACATCAAAGAAATTACTAGCAAAAATTCAAAGCTAATTGAAATATATATTAAATTGACAAACAAAGAAATATTATCTTTGGACTTCAGAAAACTAATCATGATTGAAGGAGTGCTTTATAAGTTAAATTTAATTAGTGATTTTGATTCCGATGCTTATGAAAGTACGAAAGTTGAACTATTAAAATTTATACCATAATGGCAGTTCCATTAATATACGATATAGAGGTTACTGATTTGTATATTTTACAAAGCTATCAAATTGTTCCTAACATTCCTTGGGCTTTGACAAATGTACTTACCGAAGCAACCGACAAAGAGTGGGGATATTTTAATACTGAACAAATAAAAGACATTCAGGGGGCTGGAGCTTATGCCGCTTCCGCAGTTAGTGCTGGCTTTTATTTACCCTCTATATTGGAGCTTGAAAAGTTGTATGATTTCGATAGTAGCTATTTTGTTAATGGTGGGCTTTGGTCTTCAGAAGAGGAAAGCTTAACAAGTGCTTATTATTTAGATTCAAATGGAACTATTCAAATAGCTTTAAAAAGTGATACAACAATAGACGTTTCATCCATGCGTAGGCTTTCAATAGTTGTGACTTCAACAATTGCTGAATTACCATACCAATCAAAGAATGCTGATATTATTTATGGCGGTGCAAATTCAATTGATGAAGATGTTTATAAAATGCTAGGGGGAAAAAATGGAATAAGTAAAAATTCAAATATATTAAGAGATGAGTGATGAAACTAAGAGAATAATATTAAAACATGGAACGGGCGTTCCAACTATACCAACTTCAAACGATCATCGCGATGGCACATGGATAGCAACTGACATTTACCCGTATGAAATTTACGTTGATTCAGTAAGTGGATTGATGTACATAAATTCAGGTGGATTAATAAACGAGGTTATTACCGACTTAGGCACTAAAACTTTTGCTACTTATAACGACATCCAAAACCAAACAGCAGCTGCAATAAATACTGGCTATGCTGTGAAGTTTAGAACATTGAACTTGTCAAGTGGAATAAGCGTTTTAAATGATACTAAAATAACTTTGCAAAATACAGGGTATTATAATTTATCAATTGATTTGCAATTTTTAAACACCGATAACCAAGAACACGATGCAAATGTTTGGATTAAAAAAAACGGAACTAATATTATTTCATCTAATGGATTGGCTAGCATTCCTGCAACGCATGGAGGTGTACATGGTCATACTATTTTTACAAAGAACTTTTTGATCCAAGGTATTGCAACTGATTATTTCGAGGTATTTTTTAGCGTATCAAACACACTTGTATCTTTGGCAACTTACCCCGCTTCAAGTCCTTCACCATCCACACCTTCAGCGCAATTTACCATTAACCAACTTTAAGAAATGGAGACTATAATATTTGATGTAAAGGTTAACACTAACAACGCCGCTACGGATGTTAAGAAAGTAGGGGATAGTGTTAAGGGGTTAAAAACTGAAGGGGAAAATGCTGGGAAGTCATTTACTAATTTACGTACTGAATTAAAGAAATTAAATATTCAGTTACAAAATTTAGATCCTGCAAGCGAAGCCTTTAAAGTTGCGGCCAATAGAGCCGGTGAAATTAAGATGGCTATGCGCGACGTTGGCGATGCAATATCGGACGCCGATCCTGAGAAATCATTTGGTAAATTTGTAAGGGGTGCGCAGGCTGCTGCTAATGGCTTTCAAATAGTAACCGCCGCTCAAGGATTGTTTGGTAGTGAAAGTAAAAAGACTCAAGAAGCATTATTAAAAGTTCAATCTGCAATGGCATTAACTCAAGGGTTAAGCCAATTTAAAGAGATGAAGAACGATTTAAAGGACGTTGCTCTAGCTCTTAAGAATGGAGTAGTAAAAGCCTTTGCAAGTTTGTCGATTGCTCAAATGGCTTCAGCAGCTGAAACGGGTACATTGACTTTTTTACAAAAAGGGTATGCTTTGGCAGTTGGAACGTCAACGGGAGCTATGAAAGCCTTTAGAATTGCTTTAGTATCAACGGGTATAGGTGCTTTGGTTGTTGGTTTGGGTATTCTTATTGGTAAAATGATGGAGTACATGGGTGCTTCCGATGGTGCTACTCGTGCAAATGATAGGTTAAATTCATCCCTTGAAAGACAATCAAAGGCAATGGATAGAGCCAAAACAAACTTAGAAAAGCAAATTGAGTTTGAAAAAAAGATGGCTGAATTGGCTGGCAAAACTGATAAAGAAATTAACGATATTACTGAAAAAGGAATTATTAAACGAGGTAAATTAAACAATAAAGAAAATGAAAATTTAGAAGATGCCATAAAAAAGAAAAAGAATTTATATTACACCGCTTATGTAGATGAAGATTTTGAAAGAGCAAAAGCAATACAAAAAGAAATTCAAGATTTGCAATCAAGAGTGACAAACAATAATGATGCTAATGAAGATTTGCAAAAAGAAAATATTATAAACAATGCACAATTAAAAAAAGATGCTTCCGATGCTGCAAAGGAAAAGGCAAAAGATTTAAAAGCTCAAAACGAAGCAACTGCAAAACAAAATGAACAAGCGAAAAAAGAAAAGAAAGCTGCAAACGAACAGAATGCAAAAGACCAACTAGAACTAGAACGAAAAGTTATTGATTTAACTTTGGCTAATGTAGTTGATGCTAATTTAAGGGAGCAACTTATTTTAAAAGAAAAACATAGAAGGGAACTTCAAGACTTAAAAACTCAGTACGGTGCTAAAAAAGAATTTATAGAACTTGAAAAGCAATTAAAAATATCACAAAATAAAGAACTTGAAAAAATTGAAAATCAAGCAAGGGATAAAAAAACTGCTGGATTAATTGCTGATTTTGATGCTAATGAAATGGCAAGTAATAATAGAGCAAAAGCACAAATAGAGAACGATATTAGAATACTAGAACAAACCTTCCAGGATACACAAGCTAAAAAACTAGAGCTTGAAACTTTGGACTTTGAACAAAAGAAAGCCGCTGCAATTGGTAACAATGCTGAACTTATTGCAATAGGAGCGCAACACGCCATTAATGTAGAAGCAATCACTGAAGAGTCAAAAAATAGACAGATACAAATTGATCAAGCTTTGTTTGATGCAAAATTAGAACTTGCCAATAGTATAGGGAATATATTTGGGGCTATATCTGGACTGTTTGAAAAAAACATAGCAGCACAAAAAGCCTTCGCAATTGCTGAACTTGCTATTAATACAGCTACTGCGTACCTTAAAGGGTTAAATATTGCACAACAATCAGCAGCAGCAACGGGACCAGGAGCAGCTTTTGCTTTTCCACTATTTTATGCTTCACAAGTGAGTGCGATTTTAAATGCTGTTGGAAAAGCGAAAAGCATTTTAAAAGCGGGGCCTAGTGTTTCAGCTCCATCAATACCAAGTACAAAAAGCGTTGGCGGTTCAAACAATGCAATTACTGATAATAATTCAACAGATCAAACTTCGCAAAATGTTATTAAAGTAGTTGTTTTGGATTCCGACATTACTAAGCAACAACAACAAACAACCAAGGTAAAAGCGGTGAGTACAATTATTGGATAAAAAAAAATAAAAATAAATTTGTTTATATTAAAAATTTTATTATTAACTTTGGGTTTATGTTACCATTCTACGAATTGATAATTGATGAGAGTAAAGAAAGCGGTGTTGATTTTAATTCGCTTGTAGAATATCCTGCTCATAGAAAAACCTTCATCGCTTTTAATAGGGATGAAAAAAGGTATTATTTTAATGAAGAAAAGAAAATTGTTTTCGGAGTTATGATGGCGGCTAATTTGCCAATATACAGAAACAACCCTTATGATCATTATGTAGTTTTTAAACCTGAAACGATTTCACAGATTAGAACTAAATTTCATAAACTTGGATTTAAGGACAATGTGAATGCTGAACACAACAAACAGGTTAAGGGTGTAAGAATGATTAAGTCCTATATCCTTACTGATTTAAATTTATTGCCTGAAGCTTTTAAAAAACAAAATATATATCTAGGCTCATGGCTTGCAGCGTACAAAGTAGATAGCCCTGCCATTTGGTCGAAGATAAAAAAAGGTGAATTCAATGGCTTCTCAGTTGAGGGCTGGTTTGAAAAAAAAGAATTGCAACTAAAAAAAAATAAATAAATATGAAAAAAACAATTTGGGAATTGATGGGGTTTTCGTCTGAAGATGAAAAAATCGAAATTGTATTTTCCGAAGTAAGTACAGTTGATGGTGTTGTTTTAAGCTACGAAGGTGATTTCGTTGTTGGCACACTTTTAACAGTAAGCGCTGAAGATGGTGCAATGATGCCTGCTCCTGCTGGTCCACACCAAGTGGATTTAGAGGGAGTGATTAAAATGATTGAACTTGATGAGTTAGGAGCTATCCTTTCGATTGAAGATGTTGTTGAGGAGCCAATGGCTGAAGAAACAAACACAACAGAGGAGGTGATGAGCCAAGTTGCTGAAGTGTTGAAAGTATCTTTGGAAGATATTAATGCTCGCTTTACAGCTTTGGAAAACGAACTAAAAACTTTGAAAGAAATCAAGGAAAGTAAATTTAAAAATGAAACAAAAAAAGTAACTGAAGAGAAAGCATTGTCTATTTCTGAAATTTTAAAAAATAAATAAAAATGGGAAAATTTGAAAAAACATTAAAAGAAAAATTTGGTATCAACGTTGCTGGCTTGGCGGCTTGGACTGATAACACATTACCAAACATTGAAAGTGATTTAATTGCTAACTCTGAATTTTTATCAATGCTTTCTTTGGAAACAGGATTGAAAGGAACAAGAGAAATAGCTTTATTATCAATGAGCGTTCCTTTGAAAGCAAAAGCGGCTTGTACTCCTTCACCGGATGGATCTGTTGTATTGACTAAAAAGAATTTATCAACTGTTCCACTTTACCAAGGTGTTACTTTTTGTAATGAGTCTTTAAACTCTACAATGTATCAAGTTTTGAATACTTTGGGAATGAAAATGCAAAATGGTCAATTGCCTGCTGATTTAGAGGTTATTGTAATGTCTTATTTACTTAAGATGTCACAAAAGAAAGCTCAAGATTTAGTTTGGTTGGGTATTATTGGTTCTGGTAATCCTGACTTAGTTCACTTCAATGGATTGAACAAACAGTTTTTAGATGATACTGCAATTTTGAAAACTACTACTACTTATGCGACAGTAGATTCAACTAATGCTTATTCAGCGGCAGTTGAGGTTTACAAAGCTATCCCTGCTGATTTATTAGATAGTGGTAAAGAGGTTGTAATTTTTACAGGACGTACTGAAGCTTTAAACATTTTAGCTCAATACAATGCTGCTAATCCTTACACTCAAATTACACCTGAAAATATCGGAGGGTCTTTAAAATTCTTATTACCTTTGACAAACATTTATGTTCAGACTGTTCCGCAATTAAACGGTTTGAATTTAATTTATGCGTTCGCTCCTTCTTATGTTTTCCTAGGTGTAGATTCTCCAGAAGATCAATCATTTGATGTTAAATACAACGATTATACTGAAGAGTTGAAAGCTGAAGCTTCATTCAGATTAGGTGTGACTTATGTTTTTCCACAGTACATCGTAAAACTTAAAAAATAATGGCTTGTGAAGTAGTTTCAGGATTCAGTAATAACGGTGTTTGTGATTCACAAGCTGGTGTAAAACAATGGTACGTTGCATCAACTGTTAATATTGCATCCAAAACAGTAGTGGCGGGAGCTATTACTGCAATTACGATGGTAGCAACAAAGAAATTTTGGCCAATCACTTTGGATATGCAACAAAGTTTCTTTAACGATCAAGCTATCGGATCTCGTGAAAACGCTTCTTATGCTCGTGAACAAAGTGCCACAATGAAATTAGCGGGAAATACTGCTAGTGATATTGTAGCACTTGAGGCAATGGGTCAAGGAAGAGTAACTTTAATCGCTGCTTTGCAAGACGGTACTTATGAAGTGCTAGGCCTTACAAATGGTATGAAAATGTTAGAAAACAGAACGTCTGGTCAAGCAATGGAAGATTTTAATGGTAATGAACTTGTTTTTTCAGGTAAAGAGCCATCAAAAGCGCCTAAGATTGCTATTGGTCTTATCACTCCAATTATCTAATTAGTATTAATTCATTAAGAGGGGTGTAAAAAGCCCCTTTTTTTTTACTTTAAATATGGAATATAAAGAGAATTACAAGAATAATTTTACCTATTTTTATAAAATAAAGGAATATGTACTTTGTAATGAAGAAAATAAAGAATTTTTATTTAATTTAGCACCTGAAATCTTTGTTGAAAATGATGACAATAATACAAAAAGTACAATCGAATCAAATTTGCCTAACACTTCAGGAAAAAACAACGATTGATATTCCAAAAAATTATTTATTTAGGTTTATTTCAGAACAAAATAAAGTTGAATACAAATGTTATTTAACTGATATTAGTATATCACCATCACGATTTAACCTATTTAATTTTATTGAATCAACAAATTTGACTTTAAAACTTGGGGATTATATTTTAAAGGTGTATCAAATGCCTAACGGTGGGAGTGTTGACTATACCCTTGGTAATCTTTGCGAAATAACAAAATGTAAAGTGATTACAACGCCCACTTCAACGAGTGCTTATAATGCTATAATAACATCACAAATATATGCTTGATAGAATTGAATTTAGGGAAGCACACATTCCAGAACCTATTGAAATAACGGGAAAAAACGAGTGGACTTCGTGGGGGTCTGATAATTTGTATGCTCAATTTTTGATAGGTTTATATTATAACTCAAGTATTCATGGAGGGATAATAAATTCAAAAACAAAATATATTTTTTCAGATGGTATAGATTATAAAGGTGCTGATTTAGCAAAGTGGGAGCTAATCAAAAAGAATGGTAACGCCCCTTATAGCTTTAATGAGATTGCTGCTTTTTGCGTAAAAGATTTTGAGTTATTAGATACTTTTTGCGTGTTATTTAGATTGAATCCAATATCTAAATTTTATGATATGCACCATGTTAGTGCGGAGCTTGTAAGAATAGGGGAAGATCAAGAATACTTTTTTTATTCAGAAAATTGGAAGGACAGATTACAAACATTTGAAAAAACTGGCTACAAAAAAATAAAAAACATAAACGATTTTCAACGTGGGGATAAAGAGGTTATGCTTTATGTATCTTCAAAGGCTAAACAATTTCAAATGGCTAGCGGAAAATTAACAAAGAACACTTATCCAATAGTTAGCTATTCGGGTGCGATTTCTTCAATTATGGCTAGTATTGAGATGAATCAATTTAGTTATTTTGAAGCGGTAAACTCATTTAAAAGTGGCACATTAATATCAGTTAATAACGGCGTGCCAAACTCGGAGGATGAACGCAAACATATTTTAAAAGAATTAAAAGAGGGAGCTACTGCAAAGAATAACCAAGGTGGTATTACTGTTATGTTTTCGGATGGCAAAGAACGAGAGCCTACAATTTCGCAAATAAATAGCAACGATATGCCACAAAGATACTTGTTGGCAAAAGAATCAATCGTTGACGATATTATGGTTGGTCATTCAGTTATTTCACCGTCTTTATTTGGTATTAAAACACCTGGTCAACTTGGTGGGGGTGCTGAGTTAGAAACTGCTTACTCTCTGTTCATTACCAACTATGCAGGGGAGCGACAAAAGACAATTATTGACGCCTTTATGTATGCTGAATATTTGCTAAATGATTTTTCAGGTGATTTATTTTTTATTGATAAACCTTTGAAGTTAACTGCTGGGAATTTAGAGAATACTGTTTCTAAAAAAATAGCTGATTTAAATCCATTAATTGCGCAAGCTGTAATTTCTAAGCTTACAACAAATGAACTTCGTGCAATGGCAGGACTTTCAGAAGTCGAGGGTGGGGATGTTATTTCAACAGGAGTTACTGAAACCTTTTCAAGTGTTTTCAATTTATTTGATGGCTACGGCAGGAATGCTTCAGATTATGAAGTTGTAAAAGAACGTGTACAAGACGAGTATGATGAACAGAGTGAAATTGATTTTAAGGATTTTTTCGCTAGTGATTTAAGTGCTGATCAACAGAAAATTATTACAATGGTATCAAATGGCGAAAGCTATCAAGCCATCGTAACCGCAATTGATAAAGGTGCTTCATTTGTAACTAAGCAATTAATCGACTTAGAAGCAAAAGGAATGATTAAGGGATGGGAAGTGACAAGCAAGGGGAATGATAATAAAGCTTCAAAATTTGAGGTTGTTTATAAATATGCTTTGCGAGATGAATTAAGCGGCCCCGTATTAATTGCAACGTCAAGAGATTTCTGCGTACAAATGATTGAAGCTAATAAGATCTTTTCAAGAGAAGAAATTAACAAAGTAGGGGAGCAAGCCAAAAACAAAGGGCTTGTAGAAGATTCAAATATATGGAGATATAGAGGGGGCTGGCTTGGGCGTACAGGGTTGCCTACATTACCTGCTTGCCGTCACGTATGGAGACAACAATTAATTAAGAAAAAATAATATGGAAGCTTTTTTAATTTCAACTTACAATTTAAAAAATTTAGGTTTTATTTCGCAAAACGTAGATGATACTTTATTGTCAACTATTATTATACGTGTTCAGGACACAATGATTGAACCAATTTTAGGAACCTCACTTTTTAAGAGACTGCTTACAGGAATAACCGCAAACAATTTGACTGCAAACGAAATAATTTTGTTGAATGAATATATTACTCCAACTATTGTTGCGGCTTGCGATGTTAGGGCGGTCAAACAAACAACCTACGAAATCCGAAATAAAACAACGGGAAAAAACAACGATGAAAATATAAATTCAGTAACTGAATCTGAATCGGTACGACTTGAAGATACACTTAGAAAAGATTTTGAATTTTATAGAAAAAGATGTATTAATTATTTAAGTGAGAATGCCACTTTATATCCATTATATTATACCTTTGCACAGCTGCAAGGTTGGATATGTGACGAAAATAACACAATCACACCTGACAAAGGATCAACGAGTACGAACATTTATTTTATATGATTTTTAGTATCAATCAATTATCAAATGAATTAAAGGTTTTGAGCAATGCTCATTATCAATTAAATTCTTTTTTCTTTGGTAGTTTTTTAGATGCCATTCAAGACAGGTCTTTGAAATATCCTTTGATGTCGGTAGATTATCAAAGCGGTCAATTAAAGGCTTCAGGTAATAGCTTAAATCTGTTCATAGTCATAGCTGATAAACAATATAAAGACAATAGCAACTTAATTGATGTCATTAGTGATACTATGCAAGTAGCTCGTGACCTTTACAATGTGTTCACAAAATCAAGCCACTGGCAACAAATTTTAAGAGTAGATTCTGCAAACATTAATAAATTTATTGAAAAGGGTGCGGACTTTTGCGCTGGTCATATCTTAAATTTGGGTGTTACTTTAAGGGATACAAATGGAATATGTGGATTACCGATTGAAAATTATGATTTAGCAGCCCCAATACAAGGCTCAACAATCGTAATTAATACAACTGATAAATATTTTGTTTTTGAACAATTAACACTATCGACTACGTGGGTAGTTAATCATAACTTAAATAAACATTGCGTTGTTTTGGTAACAGATGAAACAGGAGAACCTATCGAGGTCGATGTTGATTATACCAATAACAACCAAGTAATAATAAATCTAAACATCGCTGGCAAAGGCTTTGTTTATTGTAACTAGTAACTAAATAAATAATATAAAAATGAGTAAAGAAAAAAAGTTTTTTGTAGATATTAATTTACAAAGCCAAAAATTAGTAAATGCTGTAATCGGTACTAACTCCGATATGACAAAACAAGGTGCAATTCGTTACAACGGAACAGATCTTGAGTATTTTGATGGAACTGCGGTTCGTGCGTTGGCTACTGCTGCTGATTTAGCTGCATTAAATGCTGAAATTGGATTAGATTTAGCTGAATTATCCGAGCAGGTTTCTTCAATGCTTTCAAACATTGATCCAGTTGCTTTAGATTCATTTACGGAATTATTAGCTGCTTTTCAAGCGGCAGATAGCTCTTTATCTACAACAATAAGCAACCTTTCAACTGCTTCGACTTCTGCTATCAATGCTGAAACAGCTAGAGCAACTGCGGCTGAAGGTGTATTGACAACAAATTTAGCTACTGAAGTATCCAATAGAACAAGTGCGGTTTCTTCTGAAGCAACTGCTAGAGAAAATGCGGATACAACTTTACAATCAAACATCACAACTGAGGCTAACTCAAGAAGTGCTGCGGATACGACACTTCAAACGAACATAACGAACGAAGCAACTGCAAGAGCAGCTGCGGATACAACGTTAACAACTAACTTGAATGCTGAAATTTCAAGAGCAACAGCAGCGGAAGCAACTTTAACAAGTGCTGTAAGTTCTGAAGCGGCTACAAGAGCTTCAGCGGATACTACTTTGACAAATGCAATATCAACTGTTGCTGGTAATTTAGCTTCTGAAATTACTGCTGCTAGAGCGGCTGAAGTTGCTTTGGGTATTCGTGTTGATAATGTACTTTCAAACATTGATGGTGCTGCCCTTGATTCTTTAACTGAATTACTTGCTGCTTTTCAAAGTGCTGATAGTTCTTTAACAAGTGCAATCAATTCACTTGCTAGCGCTCAAACTTCTGCATTAAATGCTGAGATTGCTCGTGCAACTGCTGCTGAAGCAACTTTAACTTCAGGAGCTTCAACAATTGCGGCTAATTTAGCAACTGAAATCACAAACAGAACAACTGCTGTAAGTGCTTCAAATGCTTCTATTTCTGCTGAAGCGTCAAGAGCTACAAGTGCTGAAGGTGTTTTAACAAGTGCAATCGCTGCTGAACAAGCTAGAGCGGAAGCGGCTGAAGCAACAGAAATTGCTGCTAGAAATACTGCTATTGCTGCTGAAAAAACAAGTTTCACTATTGCAACAAACGCATGGACTGCTGAAGGTTCACACTACAAACACACTTCATCTAATCCATTTAGTGCGGATGCAACGGGTCACTTTTTAGTGAGCGGTGAAAATGCTGATTTTTCTTATGAAGTTACAAACTCAAACTTTATTGTTTATTCTAACTTCATTCCTAGCGCTTCAGTAAAATGTGCTTTCAAAAAGTTTTAATTTAAATTTAATTATTAATTTAGGGGATTGAAAAATATCCCCTTTTTAAAAACAAACAAATGGCAGCAATAGAAAGAAAAATTTACGTAGATTATAATTTACAAAACAATAAAATATCAAATGTTCACGCTGATTTATTCAACGTTGGCATTTCAAGAAAATCAATCAATTATGCTTTGCAAGCTACTGACAATTATAAGGTAATTGAGATGAACGTTTCAAGTGCAAATACTGTTACTATTTCAGCAAGTGTTTTTTCTGCTGGCAATCAAGTCGTAGTTGAACAATACGGGGCTGGTCAAACTTCATTCGTAGCTGGTTCAGGAATGACTTTGAGAAGTGACTCAGGAAAATTAAAAATTAGCGCTCAATATGGAGCTTGTACTATTGTTTTTAAAAGTGCAACCGAAGCAACTATTTATGGTAATTTAACAGCTTAAGAAAATGGCATATAAAGTATTTGCAAAAGGTAACTATCTAATATTACAAGATACTGTAACCAATGAATTTTTTGAGGATGCGAAAGCAAATGTTTTAGTAAGAAAATTGCTTGCTGCAGATACTTCTTATTCATTTACTTTTAAAGGTGGCACACCACAGATTAACAATGTGGCTTTGTCAGACCTTAAACAATTTGACGGGAGTGCGTGGGCTTCGGCTGCGGCTTTTGAAACTTTTATTTTCTCAAATACGGGTTTTAATCCAGTTAGTCAGGAGCAACTAACGGACGTACAAACTGCTCTAAACAATTTGCAAGTTCAAAGTGGTGTAAGTTCATTTAACTTAGATCCCGTACTTTCAACGCAAAACAATCCACAAACTCCAAACGTAGGGGATAGGTATTTAATCGGGTTAATTCCTACGGGTGACTGGATTGGAAAAGAAAACTATTTAGCTGAAGGTAATGGAACGGGATGGATATTTACCACTCCAATAAATGACATGATTATCGTTGATACTTCGACTGATATAACATTTAGATATAACGGGACATCATGGGTACAATGGGGGGCTTCAAGTATTTTGCAAAATGGTAATAGACTAGCGGCTACAATGACTATTGGAACAAATGATAATTTTGCAGTTGGTTTTAAAACAAATAATTTAACAAGGTTTTCAATAGGAACTACTACAATTATCAATTATTTAGTTACTCGTTTTAATTCTGAGACAGCAA